CCTTACGAAGATCGGCAAAATTGATGTGCGTATTGTTGATCGTGTGAGGCTTCCCATCAACGAAGACCGTGATGGAATTGTCCTGCATGATGTAGGCGGGCTTGTTCATGTTATTTATGATTATTTACGGTTGAGGTTTATCAAGAGTTTTTGTCGATAAAATTAATGTAGTCGATTACCTTGTCGATAGTAGCTTGGTCGGCATAGCCATATCGGCCATTAATAACAATGTTAAGAAGAGGATACTTGGCATCGATCTGGGCCATTGCCTCAGTAGCTTCCTTGGTGAAATCAAACTTTTCGGCAGGATTGAACCAGAAGGTTCCAATCTGTTCGATCAGTCTGGTGCAGGCAAGCTGTGCATCTGAACTGTCGTTTTTTAAAGTCATGTTCGACGCATACTTGCAAACAATGTTGTCTTTCGGAAGCTTGCCAGAATCTGCAAGAGCAACGAGTGGAGTGCGATAAGAGCACAAGCTGAGATAAGCTCTCTTCTTTGCATACAGGGACAACTCAGCATTAATGTCTTCCATCTTCTTTTCGCAAGCAGCGAGGAAGAGATCAGAAAGATTCTTGGCATTGCTGGGCAAAGACGAGTCGTCAATCACACCGTAAATCTTATCAACTCCGGTCAGGCCAACAGCTTCGCAAGCACTAAAAATCTTGTAGATTTCAAACTTTTCAACTTCACTCTGGATTCCAAACTTAGCCGTACCCTTGTTAGAGCGGCCTCCGGTGCTAGGCACAGAGATTTTAATGTAATAAAAATCAGTGTCAGGGGCACCAATCTTATTGTAGAAGTCAACGTGATGGGTATCCTTTTGGGAAAGCAGGCGAACATTACCAGCCTTCTGCTTCTTTTCCTTGGTAAAAGCCTCTACCTTGGAGGTATAAAAAACCTTGTCAGAAGAGAAAGTGTCGATAAAGAAATGTTCCGTCGCAGCTTCCTTACTCACAACAACAACGGATTGAGTCTTATTCTCGCGGAGAATAGTCTCAGCCTTTTGCGTCAGGCTACCCTTATCGCCTTCATCAACCAGAAGAGCATAGTCGCTCGATCCAAAGCCAATAGGCTCAACGCGAAAAGAACTCTTCTTCAGCGGTCTGATGTTCTTGTTCCTGTTCAGAGTGTAAGCCTTGTAAGAATCATCGGGCAAAGAGAACGAGCGGACTGCCTTGCGGTTTTTATTGAAATAAAAAGCGTGGTCAGAGAGAACCCTAGTAAGCCTGTGCCTCATCACAGAAAACAGCTTATTCATAAAGCCCAATCCATCAGAAAAAGAATCAAGCTCTTTCTGAACAGAAGCTGCGAGTTCGCTAATAAAAAGATTGATCCGAGTAGCAATATACTTCTTGCAGTGCTCGGTATACTCAAGCGACTCTCTGGAGTGGTGCAGGGGAACAGAACCAACCGGAGCGAAAAGAACCAGTCCAGCGGTATAAGACCAGTCTTTGAGCATAGGGTGATCCAACGGAATGCAAGCGTCGATCTTGATGGGATAAGAGATGCCGCCCATCACAATGAAATTCTCTGTAAGGCTCGATACCGCCCACTTATCGGTCTTAATCAGCCATTCAATTTTGTTAACCTGCAAATTGGTAACATACGAATTGCAATCTTGAAAGCGTAAGACGCTGTTGAGCGCAGTTTGAAAAGAGTTAACATCATCGAACTTAACCGCAACATTGATCTCCAAGCCAGACGGTTCATTCGACTTGCAGCGATTCAGCATCGAAAAACGAGTGTCGCCGTGCTCGTCAACGTAAACCATCACGGTCAAAGCCTCGCCGCCGTGATAAGAGATAACCGTAAAAGAATCGGTGTAAGACAGGGGCGCAAAGCGACCGATACCAAACCCGCCAATGCAAGCGTTGTCAGAACGCTTGGTCGAGCGACCATACTTGGTGTAGAGACCAAAGAGGTCAGCTTCAGAGAGGCCAGCACCAAAGTCGCGGACCTTAAAAATAGGATCAATCCTATTGGGGCACTGAATGGAAATGGGCTGCGAAGAGCCGCGATTCGCATCGAGTGCGTTGGCGACGATCTCACGAACCGTAGCGAGAATCGGCTCGGAATAGTTGTTCCGCAGGAGAGAGGAGACGTACCTCATCTCCTGCTGGTCAATAGTAGCGATTTCGCTACGGAAGTCGTGAGACTCGACGACGTTCTTTTGGATGGATTTGACAATCATTGGAGCAATTTGATTACGCCCCTAATATGCCACAGGGCAGGGGCTTCGTCAAGAGGTTTTCTTAACTTTTTCTGAAGAAATCTCCAGAACCTTATCTTCCAGCCACTTACGCTCGATTTCCGAGGAGTATTCGGCACTCAGAACAAAGTCGCTCTTAAAAGAAGAGGTAGTAATTCTGAACTCAGCTTGGTATTTAAAATTCTTTAAAAATCCCTCGCTGAGTAGATTGTACATCTCGTAAACCTCTTTGACATCCTTTGAGCTAAAGATTGGATTGAACTTCATTTTTTATGAATTAATTTGAGACCAATTTTAAAAAGTCGCTCTTCTTCTTCAAGTGAAACCAAACTCTACCATTAGCCATAATCTCTTCGTCAGAGAAGCCTTCTTGCAAAAGGTGCTCGATCATCTTCTCGTTCAGAACAAGAAATTCTATTTTTCTGTTTCTAAAATTTGGAATGATCGACGCAGAGATTTGAGATGTCTTTATCGTATAGCCGATAATCTTTTCGTCTTCTGTTTCGTTTTCGATTTCTAAAGGTGCGCTCTCAAAGCGCAAATTCTTTTGCGATAAAGTCTCCTCGACCTGATTTTTAATTGTTATTAATTGGCTTTGGAGCTTGGATGTTGCGGAGGATTTGATAGATGGCATAGTCTTTATTCTTGAGTTCTACGTCGAAAAATACAGGGCGACCGTAAGAGTTAGGGACGCTAGAAGGCATGAGAGCGTGCTTACGAGTATTGTCAATACCTTCTGAGTAATGAAAAAGAGGAACTGTGGGCCAAGTAGAGTAGGCAAGGTCGAAGTCAGCGCGGTCATCGTTGCCGTGATTGCAGAACTGACGGTGCAAGGAATCGTAAGTGATTGGAATTCCTGCGGTCAGAAAGAAATATTTGTGAAGGTTAGAGACGGACCAAGTGCCGTTAACGTTGTCGTTGACCTCTAGCACAAGGCGAGAACGAACGTTGCTGGGCAGGCGATTGAAGTTGGAAAGGAAACGCTGCGAAACCTCGGCAGGATCGCCGTCTTGACGGCAGTGAATGTTGAGGGGAGAGCGGTAGTCGTTAGGCAAGTCGAGCAAGTCGAACAGATCAGCGTGTGAAGCAAGATCGGTGATGCTGTTGTTGACTGCGGAGGCGTCATTGCTGGTCAAGGTGATGTACTCTGAAGGGTGAGCAGAGACGCGAACACCGGTAAGCTTGATGGTGCGAGAGATGGCGTCGAGAGCAGCGCGAAGGTCAGACCAATTAGGCAAATCTTGCAGACGTAAGTTAACGTCAGGATGGTCGATGACAGGGGCAAGAGAGGACGACAAGCGATAGCCAGCAATACCGCAATTGGCGCAGTATTGAATAGTTGCATTGGTAACGATGAAGTTGTTGAGGATGCGCTCGCTGAGAGTGCGAATAGCCTCGGCGCGAGGGAGCGCAAGGAAACGAGTCAGAGTCATAGTCTGGAACTTGATTCCGCGCTCGGCAAGAACGTTGGAGATGCAGCAAAGTGAGAGTTGCATACTGGTTAAGTTACGCAAGAATGTGCTTCTGTCAATAGATTTTTTTGATTATTTTTTCTTTCCTTAGCTATCGCTTTAAGTTCTGACCGAGTGACTAATTTTAAATTTTCTCTACGGTTGTCCATTCTGTTGCCATTGATGTGGGTTACGCAAAATGTTCTGCTTCTTTCGGGATTCCATCCCATTCTGTCCGCAATTTCCAAATGAACAGCAAACAAAAAATCCTGTTGGCATCTTAGCTGCAAGAATCCGTCATCATTTATCAAATCGGCTAAATGCGACCTCAAATCTTCATCTTCTGGAGAAAAAAAGATTTTTGATTGATCAATATTTTTAAACTGCCTATTGAAAAATTTATTGTGAATATACTTGTATCTAGTTGGAATGTAGTGGCCCATTTTTTTATTAATTAGAAGTTAACTGTTCGATTTTTAAATTGTAGCAGCTTGAGGGGAAAACGTATCTATCTCCGCGAGGATCGGGGTCAACCTCTCCACCGGCAAAAAACGTAGCCTTCTCGTAAAAATTTTCTTTCTTAATGTAGCCGAGAATCCAGCCTCTGCTGTAATCGCCAAAGATGCTGGTGAAAAGATAGTAATCGCATTTCTGTGCGGTATTGTAGTCCTTGACGGCGCAGTTGTACCAAGGCTGTGGGACAACGTTCCGCTCCTTGGCTTTTATTTCGAATAAAAATAACTTGGGAGAGATCCAATCAAAATCGTAGCTTTTGTTGGACATAATTCTGCCGCCCCAAGTCTTCTGAACCATAAGATCACTCAAAGCTGCGATCTTTTGCCCGTGACCGTTGGTGTCAGAATTTCTTAGTACAGGTACTTGAGCAGCCATGTACAGAGCCTCTTGAACCATATCTTTACTTATTTCGACTTCAATCATTCGCTTTTCAGCCTATAGATCGAATGCAGTTTGCCAAGATAATTCTGCGCCGTCAGTCTACTTTTATTTTCATATGAATTATTTGGGTTGTCGCCTTTCATGATCCAACCCCACCGATCTTTAGTTACTGCTCGGTGCAAAACTGGAATATATTCAGTTGTCCATTCGGCCTTATACATCACAATGTCCCCTTCTTCGATGCTGTCATACGGTTGTTCAGAAGGAGGGATAATGATAACGTAGTCGTAATCTTGTACGGTTGGACGCATTGATCCTGTAGGCAAAACAAAAACTGGACGCCCTCCAGTTTGGAGCGACTTAGCTTGGAGGGCTAAAGCTAATTTTTGTTCGTTTTCAAAATAAAAAACTTCGTATTCTGTCTTTTTTGGTCTATAAAAATAGACAAAAACTAACAGTGCGACTAAAGCGCATACTGCTATCTTATTTATCAGATTCTTGTTCATGATTGAACTGGTAGAAGTAGTCCCAATTATCTTCAGCTTCCCATTTACTAGACCCTTCACAAGAAAATTCCTTATCAAAAACTTTCCAGTCTGGCTTCTTGTCGAATTTCTTTGAGATAAATGCGCCGCCGTCTTTCCACAATATTCTATTATTTGGTTGGAAAAACAGTTGGTTTACAGGCTCTCCATTGCTGGTTGACAGTCCCCATATCAGATGCCCACATTTGTGACCTCCTGCCATTTCAGAATAGCCGTATGGAGCATCTGGGTTGTCGTGCCAATCAACGGTAAACAAATATTTGCCATTTACCCATTCACGATTCTTTAGCTGTATCTTGACTGCTGAATTTTTATGGTACTCGTATCTTGTGACTGATAGAGAATTAGAATAGCAGTCCCAAAGCTGGAGCCAATCTAAGGGATAATTTTGGTGGACTGGATCATTTACAAGATAGTGAATCGGAACTCTATCGTGACGAGAGCCATACTCTGTCATTATTTGAAAGGTTAGGCATCGTCTTGTTAAGCTTGTGATGCCAAGAACCTCGCACAGAACATAATCTGTGGTCTTATTTTCTTCGTTATAAAGAAAGTCGCTTTTTAAATAAGCGGTAAAAACAGGAATATTTGCGTTAAGGTAAGGCATTATTCCTCGTCGTAGTAATCGTAATACCGATCAAGCTGCTCTTTAGCAGAAGCCTTGCGCTTTTTTTCTGAATAGAATCTATTGTCCTCACACCAAGAGCAGCTTCCATGATTTCTACAGGACGTATCAAAAGCTTTGGAGCCCCGATATGCTTTACGCTTTTCCTTGTTGTGCTTTATTGCTTTTTCGAGAGACATAATAATTTATTATCCTTTCTGAAATTGTTTCTGGGCTTGGAATACAGCGGAAATTTATATTTAATGGACAAGTTTGAACTCTAAACTGGCTTAAACCATTCGGTGTTACATAGTATTTTAAATTACCAAGGCATTTTTCAATGCATCTTCCTTCTATCACTGATAATTTATAATCGTAAGAATTGTTTCTATAAGGCTTGTGCCAATGGTTTTCGAAATAAGAATTAATTAAAAATATTTGCGTTCCTGTAGTTCCAGCTAGAACATACATTCCAGTATCAAAAGTCAAGTAGCAAGCGGCATTGTCCATCAGGTGCCAAGTTTCACTCAAAGAATTTGTTTGACCCCGCAAATTTAAACCGTTATTTATTTGTAGATCATGAGTGTATTGTGACGGACCTTCTAGCACAACAGGAATGCCTTTGCCGTTTAAATCATCTACTATCTTTTGCCAGCCTGCTTTGCCAATATCTCTATCAGGACCGCGAATAGAAGCGTTAATCAAAACATAATCACTTATTTGATCGTTTGTAGTTCGTTTTTCTGGCAAAAAAATGATTTGTTCTTCTTCTGGCAAAAGAGAAAACCCGCATTTATTTGCGATAAACTGTTTAATGTTTATGTTGAACCATAAGGGGTCTGGTCCCGACAAAGGACGAAAACAAAACGGATTACCTTGCTGAGAATCAAAATCAAAATCTTTGAGAGAAAAGATTGAGTCTACGTAAGGGCTTGTCTTAAACAATTGTGGATGCTGGGTCACAACATCCACCTTTTGTTTAAAAACTAAGCTTAATTTTTTAAGGGTTGGGAAAAACCAAATTGCGTCTCCTAACCCAAACCAACTAGGCTCGGTTGACAGAACGATTTTTCTTTCTGGCATTGGTGCGCTTTTCTTGCTTCAGCTTATCCTTGGCGTACTTTTCCATTCCTTCTACGGTCATCACATCAAGCTTTGTTGTGATGTACTCGTAGAATTCTGGAAAGTTATCTCGCATCAACTTTAGATTAATAATGGTCGAACTTGCAGACGGGCGATTAAAAGAATTATAAAGAGTCTTGATGGCGTCTTGATCGCCTTCCATCACCAGCGACCGCAGATTAGGACTGAGGAAAAACGCTACCATGCAATCAAGCAGGCTTTTCGCCATTAAAGTTGTGGTGGTGGTGAAGTTATCTTGGCTGACAAAAAATGTCTTTATTGGAATATTCCAAACAGACATCACCTCGTCTCCATAGCAGATTTTAACGATAAGACCTTTTTCTTTAAGCTCTGACCAGATAACGTCTCCTAAACAGCTATGGCAAACCTCAAAAAAGTTTGAAACTTTCTTTTGAAATTCTACGGGTGTGGCAGATTCATCTTCTGAACCAGCGATTTTTTGAGTTAGTTGAACGATGACTTTTTTGAAGTTCTTTCGGGTGATTTTCTTGCCGACAAAATCTTCGACATCGGTTTTAATCTTTGACAGTTCAGAGAATACTTTCTCTTCCTGTTCTTTTTTAGTCATCATATTAGGCGTGAATTAGATTGTCTAATTCGTTTTGAGTGATTTTGAGAACCCAGCCTTGGACATTTGTCCAATATTCGATTGAGGAATCGAAAAGATCTTTCTGTTTATTCTCTACAGAGAATGGCTCATCTTTGTAAAGGGTAATTGTTTGATAAGGAAGTCCAAGCTTTGGATTATCAGCAAGGACGGAAAAAGTCGATGTTGGCTTATAGTACTTTATCATTTGTGGAGAATAGTTCAATTGCGCCTTGGAAAAGATAGGAGTCTTGAGTCCAGTAATTATGGTTCATCCAGCCAGAAATGACAAGGCAATATTCCTTGAAAACATTTCCCTGCTGCTCAACAAGAAGGCAAGTATTTTTTAGTTCGCCATCTAGAATCGTAACATAAAGAAATGGGTTTTTATAGGAAACGACATCGACTAAATAAGTCGAAGTCAGGTTGACCCCAACTTTTTGGGCGGAAACATTTGGGATAACAAAACGAGCTTTATATTTCATGTTACGTTTAGGAATTTCTTGATTTGTGAAACAGCTTCATTCTTTTCTTCCACAGCCTTATCAAAGAAAAGTTGCTGATACATAAGGTTAGTTTGAAAAGCTAATGAATCTGCATAAGCAGCTACGCCATCTTTAAGTTTATCATTGGTGATAATTAGGTTCTCTGGGATCTTGTAGCCGCATTTCTGGATCGTGTTAACGCAGTCGGCATCGAACAGCATCACAACGTCAGACATCAAAGCTTCATAGAAACGGTTGGCAAGAAAAGCATAGTTAGTGTGAGTATGCTCGTCTTCCATATAAATTGAATATTTAAACTTGCGGAGGTCTTCGTTGTTCTTTTGCCATTCAAGCTTTGGCATATAGTTGCAATCGCAACCAAGAGCTTGGAACTTCTTCCAGTTTTTGCTGGAAGCTGAAAGGAAAACGCCCCTTGTCAAGAACTTCTTGAAAGATTCTGCCCGCCACTTGCGATAAGTTCCATAATAAATAACCCCATTCTTATCTGAGCAGTTTACTGGGGTTCTTTCTGGATCAATAATCAAAGAATTTAAATTAACCGTGAGCCACTTGTGAATAAAGTCGTTAAGTTTTCTATTTGCGATATTCTTGTTCAAAATCCAATGGCGATATCCTTCTCTTGGATTGTTGCAGATCATATCGTACACTAAGCCCATATTGATTATGCCCCAGCGCAAAAGCTGATTGTCTTCAACATCGTGATCATTTACGAGCCAAATATAACGCGCCTTTGGGTTCTTCTCAAGGATTTGCCTGTAAGGTACATGAGGCATATAAGGCGAAGCATAAGCGCAAATGATTACATCGTATTGCTTGGCAAGCACTTGTGGAAGTGCGTACTCGCCATCAAGAAGATCCGCCCCCAGAGCGTGCTTCAAAATCAGGCTATTGCGGCAATGCACGATAGACGTATCGCTGTAGTCTTCGGCAAGGGGCTTGCGTTTACTGGTCGCTTCGATAATTAAAATATTCATGCTTTACAGAAATTTCCTTGCTCGTTGGTATAGTATATTTCTTTGAACTCAACATCTTTCAATAGCTTTTGGCAGTGTTTGCAAGGTTTGCCCATTGCTAATTTGTCATTCCTATCGATTCGAAAAGTAACCAAAGTATTTCTGGTGTGATCAACTTTGCCCGATTTAATGATCGCACAAGCTTCTGCGTGAAGTCCACTCCCATCAAAGTAACCATACTTTTGGTTAATTGGGTGCGACTTTTTAGAGTTCTTGCCAATCGAAACAATTTTGTTTTTATTTAAGATGAATGCGAAATGACGGCAACGCAAGTCAACCCCATCATAGATGATTAGGCTTCTGGCTATCTGAACCAATCTTTCAAACCTCATTCCCTACGGGAATACGATTTCTCAAAACTTGTCAAGCCTTTTTGAACTTCAGTTTTAGAAAAGCGTCATTATCTTCCATAACCTCCGTAAACCCATAGGTTTTCAGCAATTTTAAGAAAGCGTTGAGCCGCTTTCTCTTTTTAAATACATTTATAAATATCTCAGGATATTTGGAGTTGGCAAAGACCTCGTATACTGAATTTTTAATCTGTTCGCTCTGATAGACCTTGGGATCAGAGAATACGTAACTTAACTCCGCAGACAAGCTAGTTATCTGTCTAAAAATCAAAACACAAAAAATGGCTCCATTAGGAGCCACGTAAACTATAGAGTTTTTTGAGTTGTTTTGAATATTAACGGCAATCTCCTTAAAAAACATAGAAGGAGACACGGTAGAAGTGATTCCGAATGCCCCTTGGGCTTTTATAGCTAACCTTAGAACTTCTGGAATATCATTGGTTCTTAATGGGCGAATCTCAAAGGATTCTATTTTTATTTGGTTTTTAGTACCCATAAGTGTAATATAATCTAAAGGTAAAAGGAAATGTCAAGGCAGTCTAATCAAAAGATCAATGCGGAGCTTTTCTCACTAGAGCCAACAGCTTTATTGGAATTCTTCGTCATTTATTATGATTACGTTAATCAGCCTGATGAGAAACTTTACATTCATGGCGGAACTAATGGAATACAAGGGTCAATTTATTGGCAAGGTCAAGAGTATTCGCCGTTTCCAATTCAAAGCTCAGGGTTCGAAAGCAAAGGCGACGGAAGCCTGCCTAGGCCCAAACTAGCTGTATCTAATCAAGACTTTTTTATATCTAATTTACTCAGAAGACACAGCAATCTGATTGGAGCTAAAGTAGTTAGAAAAAGAACATTTTTAAAATTTTTAGACAATCAGAACTTTTCTGAAAGCAGAAATCCTTATGGCTCCGCAGATTCGACAGCGGGACTGGAAGATCAAGTATTTTTTATACTCAGAAAGTCTGCTGAAACTAGATCTATAGTCGAATTTGAGTTGGCTTCGCCACTTGAATTAGAGAATGTCACCTTCCCAAAAAGGATCGTGATGTCTCGTTATTGCTCTTTTCATTATCGTGGGCTTGGTTGTAGATATTCTGGCCCACCAATAGCAGATGAAAACGATGTAAGAATATCTTATGCTACAGACATGCGCGCTGGATTGATCAGAAGAAAGTATAGTAATGACGGCTCTGCGCCGTCAAGCGCAGATGATTTTACTGCAAAATTAGCAGCTTCTACGTCTCCTTCTGAAACAGTAACCGCAAATGCGACAGTAGATAACGAAACGTCCAAAAGCTACGAATTTCTTGGTTATTTTAGAGTTGATCGTGGAGAGGCTGGAAGATATTTTCTTGGCGTTGATCCTGATGACGCAGCCGATATTTTATTAAATGGAAGAGTCGTCGCTAGCAGCTATAGTGGAGGCAATCAAAATGGCTCTGCCCCAAAAGGAACTCAAGTTATTCAAGAATGGCTACAAGAGGGCAATCACAGAATTTTAATTCGTTTCTGTGCCGCCGCAACTTCTCCGCAAGGTTTAGGCTTGTACTACAAAACTCCTGGATCTGATACTTGGACTGCGATACCAGCATCAAGATTTTATTACGATATTGATGAAACTGGGAAAATGACAACTAACCAAAGATTTAGCAAAGACATATCTTTATTTAAAAATGTTGCTTTAGACGGTTATTCTTTATTTGATTTTGGTTCGGGAGATCGAGCCAAATGGAAATTAAAAACTCAGTATAGAGTTGGCGATTTCGTTTATTTGGAAAACTTTAATGTAAAAGTCCCAAAGCAAGATATAAACGCTATCCCAAATTGGGAGCCGTTGAATAAAGTTTATATCTGCATTAAAGACCATACAAGTTCGTCAAATAATCACCCATTTTTTAATAAGGTTTATTGGTTGGCGGATCAATGTTCAAGAACCTTAACTGGATGCTCATTTAGATTTGGCAAACAAACCTCATTGCCATTTGGTGGATTCCCAGGAACAGAAGAATATTCAATTAATCAATGAAAACTATTGTTGAACACGCTGAAAAATCTGACCTTGAAGTTTGTGGCTTTATTCTTGTTGAGAATGGCGAGTTAAAAACTGAGCCTGCAAAAAATATAGCTGTGTATGAAAATGATGTATTTGAAATACATCCACTTGAAATTTTACGCCACATTAGAAGCGGCAAGCTGGCTGCGATCTACCACACGCATCCTCAAACAGAAGAGAAGGAATCTAAGTTTGATAAATTTAATTGTGATAATTCTTGTATTCCCTATGTAATCTATAGCAAGCAGAGTAATAAATTTAATCTTTTGGTTCCAAGAAAACCTCACGTAAAAAAAGAAAACTTAGAATTATTAAAAAAGCATTATGACTAATGTTTATTTATACGGTGAGTTGCAAAACAAATTTGGAGACGAATTTAGATTTAACATAGGTTCGGCAAAAGAGGCTTTGCTTGCAATCAATGCTAATAGAAGAGGCTTTCTGGATGAGATAAAAAAGTTAGGAAGCAGAGGAGTGTTTTACAGAGTTATAGTTGACGATCAGGTCATACAAGATCCAAAAGAGCTAGAAATAACAAAAGTTCCACAAGAAGTTCATATTGTTCCTATTGTTTGGGGCGCAGGAAAAAATGGAGCATTGATCGCCATTGGTGCGGTTTTAATGATAGCTACTGCTGGTGCAGCGGGATTTTTAGGTCCGGCTTTTAGTAGCGTTTTGGGAGGCATAGGATCAACAACTGTTATGGGTGCTGCTGGAGCAGGCTCATTTTCTGCGCTTGGCACTGCGCTTTTTGGCATAGGTGCAAGCTTGGCCCTTCAAGGCGTAATGGGGTTATTATATCCACCACCAAAACCAGACTTTAATCAAGAAGTCGCGGCAGGCGGTAAGTCTTATTTGTTTGGAGGCAAATCCAATAATACATCTCAAGGCCAAGCTGTTCCAGTTGGATATGGCAGACTGTTAATAGGAAGCTCGCAGATCAGCGCGAATCTGGGCCATTATCCTTTAAAAACTGATATTAAAGCCTTGATGACTCCTGTTGATAGGCCAATCGATGATTATACTGATCTTGAGTTCAGCAACGAAGACGAAACAGCGGCAGTAGATAGTTTTTATACAAACCAAGCGATGGGAATGGACGAATCTCTTTCGTTCACAACTGTTAATATTTTAAATTCTTATGCCAGCATAATCAGCAGAAGTGCGGCTAAGGTTACAACTGAACCTGTTGAAGTTGTAGTTAAAAGAAATGGCGAAATAATCTCTAACCCAAATCTCCCAAATTACGATCTTGATGTTCAGTATTTATGGGAAGATCTGAGTTCAGAAATAAATAAGGGCAAAGTAAAAATTGAAAACCCTTATGCTTTTAGTTCTGGAGTTGTTTATAGATCTTATTTTGCAAAAGACTTTTCGTATTATAGCCAATTAGAAGGCGTTTCAAACACAGGAAGCTCTTATTTTATTTCTTATCCGCAGAATTCTTTGATTAGATATGGCCCAGCGCAATTCAGAACTTTAGTGTTTGCAAATTGGGATAGTGGATATGCCTACGCAAGTGGAGAGTTAGTGAGGCTGACAGGAAGTACAGGAGATCTCCATTACAAAGCGCTAACGGGACATAGTGGCATTGAGCCAACTGGCGCTGCAAGTGGAGCTTCTTGTTGGAAGGCAGTGTCTTCTCCTGCTTCAGAAAGTCTTTATAAAGCATTATTTGACGCTACAGGCTGGCTACCAACCGACACAAATGCTTGGGAACAAATATCTTCTCCTTCTACTAGCGGTCAATTTAATGATTTAATTAATTTGTTTGGTTCTCCTTATAAACCAGACGCCATTCATGCCGCAGCCATAAACGGAACAAATATTAACAGAACCTACCTTGAAGGAACTTCGAATGACGATGCCAGATTGAATGCCGATAATTACGCTATGGAGTTTTTAGGCTTTTATAAGGTTCCATTTGTTAGAAATAGGGTAATAAATATAGCTGATGCTGAGAATGGAGTTATGTATGAAGTCATAAACCCCGGAGTAACTGGCGGCGTTCAGTGGACAGGCGCGGGCTTAACAGGTGCGGCTGGCGCTGCTATTCCTGTTGTAGCTGGAATGACTTTTACAAAAAACTCAAATCAAGTCACAGGAGATGGAACAATAATGAGGGTAGCGTCTTATAAATTTAAATTAGATTCTGACGACGCTTCTGATTTATATATTGATGGTCAGTTAGCTAGCTCATATTATGGAAATCACGGAATGTATTCGGGTTTTGCAGATTATCAAAACCCAACAGAAGGTGAGATAGAAGATTTAGATTCGACTACATCAGAAATTTATCTGACTGTAGGTTATCATAGATTATATGCTAGATTTCAAGACAGTTTGGGAGGAGAGGGAATTTCAATATATAGAAAAATTGATTCAAATGGAGATACTGTTTATTCGGATTGGACAATAATACCAAAAGAAGAACTCTTTCATAGAAAGACATCTGATTTTTCTGTTAATAGATATGATAAATTTTTGACAAAAAATCTACTTATCGAAGCTTCTGAAACGGTTGTTGGAAAAAAATACAGAATAGCAACAGTGGGCACCATAAATTGGGGATCAATAGGCGCAAGCTCTCCAACAGTAGGGACTATTTTTGTTAGAAGAGCAGGAACGGTGACAGGTTCTGGAGGTTTTGTTTTCGAAGATGCTTTCAGCCACTACGAATCAACCGCTGCAAATTCAAACAGAATGGTGACATTCTCTTCTGAGCGTCCCATTAAAGATGGCAAAATAGATAAGGGCTTATCTTACTACCAAGCTAAATATAAATGTAAAGTAATAGTAGACAATCAAGAGCAAAACACATCTCCCGTAAAACTTAATATAAGATTTTTACCAACAGAGCTTCCACTCGATTCAAACCAAAGAGGTACTTTATCAACCCAAGCTTTTATTGATGTATGAAAATATTAAATCCATACAGATTTTTAAAAGGTAAGGGCGGCGCTGGTGGTAAAAGCGGAGATGATCCAAAGTTAGTTCCGCCACAAGCTCAAAATTTGAGAAGAACTATTTCTCTTAGCGAAACAATAGATATTCTCTGTGAAGGCCCAATTTATGGATTGGTAGATCAATTTGGCAGAAAAGTATATGGATTAGATATGCTTAAAGGTATTTATTTAAATGGAATACCTGTTATGAATAACAAAGGAGAATATAATTTTAGAAATATATTAATGGAGGTTAATCTCGGAACAGAGAATCAAAAGCCTCTGCCAAGTTTTAAAAATGTAAATATTCCAAGAAGCGCAGGATTTAAATTACTTGGCCCAATAAAAGCCGTTGATGATGCAACAGAGGCTCCATTAAATAATAGAGCGGGAGGAAACTTCGTTAACTGGGCAAAAGCGGGAGATTGGCCTTCCGAAAACAAAGATCCATTTGTGTTTGTTCATAAAATTAAAAATAAAGATGTAAAGAAGTTAAAAATAAGTTTATTAGTTGAAGCTTTATCTGATACAGTTGACGTTAAAACTGGCAGCACAAATAATATCGGAACATCAAAAGAAGCAACTATGACGTTGTTTTTAACATACGGATTAGAAAACTCTTTCAGCGCAATAAGCAGGACAATTACTATTCGCGGAACTGCGACGAGTCCATTCGCAATGGTAATTGGCGACTCTGAATCTGAAGAAGATGCCGCAGCGTCAACAGCGGCGGCAAAAATTGCAACAGGAGGAACAATATCTAATAGCTATACTGCCTCGGCTCCAAGCGGAGGTGGAGGCAGAAATATATCTAATTCTTTGGGTAGTTATAACGAAAATATAGATCAAGATCCTGTGCTAAATAGATAAAAATGCCAATAGAAAAAACATCTCAAGAACAAATAGCGGATAAACTATACCCTACAAATCCCGCTAAAATACTGAATACTATAACTTTTCTTAAGAGAAGGTATTTTAAAGATTTTATTCCTTCTTCGCCAGAAAGAGAATTAGTGAGTGCGGGATATGTCGGTCTTGGAGTTGGAACAGCGGCAACATTTACGTCTGTAACTGCTTCAGCAGCAAAAGGAAGCGCGATTACATTAACAGGGACAGCTACATATAGACTTACCAGAGGAGCAACTGGAACTGTGGTTCCCGCATTGGGACTAGTGGCGCAAATAAATATAGGAAGACTAGATACTGGTTTCGCTTCATTACAAGTTAGATCAACTCCAGCTAATATAAATCCAGATGGAACATTTAGCTTTACAATACCAGGATCAGAAACGGAAAAAATGGCCGCTGGGACTCATACTGTTTATATTGATGCTTTTTCTCCAATAGGTTCAGTAAGGCTAGCGGCTTCTGGGATGGAAAATGATGTAAGAACTTTTGTTATTACTTAACCTTGATTTATAATAAATTATGGACGACGGCTATTCAGATCAGTCACAAGGAAACGAAGATTCAGAGAGCAATTTAACCTATGTCGGTATTGATTCTGGCATGGGGGAAATCGTCCTTCCTCCATCAATTGATGGAAGAGACAGGTTCGTGTCGCTAGAAAAAATTACTCCAGAAACAATCAATCCGTTAGTCAAAAGAGAAATTTCTGTTGAAAGCGTCATCGAGGTAATTGATAGGAGCTTTTCCTATCCAATGACAGCGCATGTGGGATTGAAGTTTGACTCTAGGACTTTTTCTAATTTTCCTAAAAGAGAGTTTGACGTAAAAATGAAGAAGGTTAAAGTTCCTTCTAATTATTACTCAATTGGAGGCAACGGATTAGATAGGCGCTACATATATACTAGCCCAAACTTTGCTGGAGACCCAAGTAATCTTGATATTGCTTTCGTTGTGGATCAAAACATGAATTATGCCCAAAGACAATTGCTGATTAGAAATATCAAAGAAATGATATCTAAGCTGGTGGCTGGATATACATTTGTCCGAGCTTCGATTTGGCAAACATCTGCGACCCAAGACACGACATTAAACGAAAAAACCGGAGAGAAGTTAATTGGTTTTACCTACTATGAAACTGATGATTTTTTTGAAATAGAAAGTCCAGATGCAAGTGGAGGGTCAAATACAAATCTACTGACAAAATTAACTGCCGCATTAAATTTTTCGAATAAAATAACTACAGATCCAACAGAGACTTCAATTGCAAATTTCTTTTTAAGAAGAAGTCAATTTGGTTTAACTGATGAAGCTGGAACTTTAAAAGAAGAAGATGTTTTGAGCAAGATTTGGGTTAATACAGTTAGGAAGGTGGTATATTTTTCTGGATCAGAGCCAGAAACCATGTCTGCAAAAACATATGCAATACTTTTGAACCACGCCCAAGAAAATGCGATTCAAATATATTACATATTTAATGATGCCAACTCTTCTGGGACAAGAACATTAAGAGAACTCGCAGTTGACTCTGGCGGCGGTAAATTTAACTGTAGGCATGATTCTGATATAGAATTTCAAAAATTTTGCAGTAATCAGTTTTACGATCATAACAAAATATATTATGGGGATTGGGATGGCACATTCAAAATAGCTTGGACAGATAATCCTGCATGGGTATTGTATGACATCATCACCGATACAAATTATGGTCTTGGCAATTATATTGATAACAATTCAATAGATAAGTGGACGCTTTATGATATCGGCAGATACTGCGATGCTGTAAATGATAAAGGATTTTTTGAAGGCGTATCTGACGGCAAGGGCGGACTAGAGCCAAGATATACTTGCAATATAATATTCGGCAATAAAGATGAGGCTTACAAGGTAATTAAGGATATCGCTGCTATTTTCAAAGGGATTGTTTATTGGAATACTGAAGGCTTTTCGTTCTTTGCAGATAGGCCAAAACAACCAATAATGTATTTTGCGAATTCTAATGTTAAAGATGGCGCTTTCAATTATACAGAAACCGCTAAAAATCTTAGATACACAAGCGTAGAAGTTGTATATAATGATAAATTTGATAATTTTAAAACTAAAATAGAGTTTGTTGAAGACATGGATGGAATTAGAACGTTTGGCCTAAACCCATTTAAAGTTAATGCGGCTGGATGCACTTCCCGTTCTGAAGCGAGAAGAATAGGCAGATACATTCTTCATTCGTCAATGTTTGAAGCGGACACCGTATCCTTTACTGCTGGATTAGAAGGCGCTTATTTGCAACCTGGTGATATTTTTGCTGTTAGCGACGAACTAAAGAATGTGGCTAGAACATTTGGAAGAATACTTTCTGTAGACACTTTTGACGGCTCAGTAAGAATCGATGGAGAATTTGCAACCGGATTAGATTCTGGAATATATATCCATGTTCCTTCTGGAAACTTTGCAGTTTCAGATTTAAATTCGATGACTGGATCTGATGGCTCTTTTAGTGGAACTCTAGATATCATCAGGGCAAGAAGACAATCTCAAGTAAAAAAATATAATATATGCGCTCATACTGATTTAGACTATGGCGCTCTTTTAACTTTAACTGGAAATTTTCTTCTAAAATCTGGAGTTGTTGATGTCCACGTAGACGAAGGAAGAATTTCTGGATCAAGCCAAGTAACGGGAGAGACAAATCTAGATGGATCATTCTATACATTTCCTGAAGGGACGATCATTGATGGAAATCCAACTGTTGACACTGTTAGTTTTTCAGAAGTTTCAGGGCTACTTAAAGACCTAGAAATAGACGTAGATGTTTCTGGAACGGGATTAACTGGTCAATTAATTGGAAATGAGTCAAATTGGACTGGCGTTATTTCTTATTCTATATCTTCCAGTTCTACTTTGGCCGTAAACGGCAGCACACTAACAACGTTAAGCACAGATCGGATATATGCGGCTAGATTAACTATCGCAGGAGCAATCGAGGCCCAAACAAATCTTGCTTCACTTGACGCTGTTTTTTCAAACGCAGTATTTACCTCTGCTGCCACAGGACAGGCAATTGTTGTCTTTACAAGGGGAGGAGTAATAAGTAACGGCTTTAATGCAAGTTCAACTTGGGCAACCGATTATGGAGCAACAGAAATTTATAAAATTGGACGAGACTCTTCTGGAACCTCAACAAGCTTTGGCTATGCCTGTGCCTTTATAAAAGGTGGTTATAGAATCATAGAGAGGGCATCAAAAGCTTTAAATGATTATGGTTCTTTAAGATTTACTTACAGAGATCTTCTTGCATTTTCTAAATTAAGAGGATATTATACTTTTCTACAAGCTGAAATCGGAAATGATCAGCAGTCCGTATATGGAGAATGGACTGGCGGAAGAAAATATGAAGCTGGAAATATAGTAAAATTTTCTGGGGTCGTTTATACTTGCACAAGAGACCATGACTCAGACTTTACAAATAGCACCGGAATATTTTCAAATGATTATAATGCCGGTAACTCTGCTAGATCTAAATGGCTTCTTGGCTCAACTAATGGTTATTCTGTTCTTGGTTTTCCAAAAGACTTTTTTGGTTCTCAAAAAACATATATAAATCAATCACTCACCGCTTCTGGCGTGTTGCAGGCTTTTGCTACGCTTGGAATTGAAATGTATAGTGGCGCAGGAACTTTCGGTCAAACTGATATAAGAACTTTAAAAGCAGAAAATGGAATTGGATTTAGCGGTTTTGTTTATGGGACTGGTTTTGAAAAAGGCTTTTATTCATTAAGTACAGATACAACCCCAAAAAATTTAGATTTAATTAGTGCTGGAAGCTTGTATGTTTTAAGCGGCTCTGGTGTAGAGCCAAAGCTATATAAAACTATCGCAACAAAAGAAGAAGAAGCAAATCAATACGGCGTTGTTGGTATTGAATTTAACGCAAACAAAGAAGAGTTTATTGAAAGAGATATTATTGATACTTCCCCTAATCTTTATGTAAAATCAGTTTATGATGTCGTCATAAAACCAGACTCTCCTGCTTACATTACTGGGACTGGCATTATTAATTCAACTGGATTATATTTTAATTGGCCTGCCGTAACGACCACTCCTATTAACGGCTATAAAGTTTATGTAAGTCGTCCAGATTATTCTTCGCCAACACTAAGCGCAATGACGCAGGCTTATTTTGTGGCATCTGGAACAACAGGTATCACTATTGATGTAAGTGGCAAATATGGTCAATATGACATTAATGTTTATGGTCAGGGCATAAATCCATATAAATTGCTATCTGATGATAATGCCGCTATCTCGATAACTTACCTGCCAAACCCAAGCTTATCCATAACAGGACAAACTGTACAATCTACATTTGTAAGTGGTATTTATGTAGAAACAGCAGATACTAGAAGTCTTGATTATAAGATTTATTATACTGGCACCGGACACTCTGGATTAGGAGCAGGTAATTTTACTTCCAGAGATTTAACTTTTAGATGGGCCTATATGGACCCAACAGGTGGCGCCATAAATTCCGTAGAAAAAATGAAACAGAATATATTTATGCCTTTGATTCCAAAGGTTAAAGTTTCTGTTTTAGATATGGCGGGACAAGTATTACATCGAGAAGATCAATTCCAAGGTTTTTCTTACAAGATAGATATCAATGATAACAAAAAATTTGTTAATAGAGAAGATAGTAATTGGCAAGCAGTACAAGACTCAAGAAATTTTGGTCTTAAATTAGAAGTTACAGACAATACAAATAGAACATTTACAGGAACTTATTATGCATACAATGTTCCTCCCCAATTCTCAACAATAGAAGTAATTGACTGCTATCAAAATTCACCATATTATATTCTTTCTGGCTATTATGGCAATTCAACGTTTACTGGAATTGCTATCTGGGATGGTGGAACGGGCATCTATGAAACTATTTATGGCTCTGGAGTCAGGGGCACAGGTGGCGCATTGCTAAGAAGCGAAGATGAAAGAGATGTAGATTTCTTTGACATTTCTGGAGCATTTAAAAGCGCTACCGGATTTAATGGTACTGGTGCAGCGGCAACAAGAAGCCGAAACGGCGTAAATATTAACTTTAGAGGCTCTGGAACTCAACCTGATTACGAAGCATACGTAAATAGTTACGAAGATCTAATCAATTACTATAATAGTAACGTAAAAATAAATGAACCAGAAAAAACTAAAGAAGTTTGGGGTTCTGGGCATTATATACAATATGGTTCTGGCGAAGGTAGAGATTTACCAAGAACAAAGGATAATCCACTAGGAATTAGCGATCTTAGCAAGATTACTAATGCAAATCAAACTGGTTTTTCTGGAGTTTCTTTTACAGTGTTTCCAGAAAGAGTTGCTGAAGGAAGAATAATTTTTGATTGCTATTCTATAACTTCAAATAAAGATCTTTTATTCATTGATGTTTATACAGGCGCTAACGGCTCATTCGAAGCTGATATAGAAAAAAATTCTAATCAATTGAAATCACTTCAAATCACCTCTACAAGATCATATGTCAATACCTTTTCTTTAAGCGAATCAGATGGCTTAGAAGTGAATAAGTGGCATTATTTTAGATTTGTAGCTTGGGATGATTTTGGACCCGGTCCATTGACTGATGTATATAGCGGCTATCTTACTCCTGCTCCAATAGAAGACACTACTATTCCAGCCAGAAGAGTGGTATTAAATAGTAGAGCGAACGAAGATAATGAAGTTGCTGCAACTACTATGTCCAGAAATTATAAATATAAGATTGTTTTTGTTGGCACTACAAATTGGAAACAGATTGGAGCTACTGAGGAAGTTATCGGCCACGAATTTATTTATAATGGAGCTACAATTTCTGGCACAGGAAAAGTAAAAATGATCGAACTTCCTTATCAAGTCACGCCAGAAGACCTCAATCAAGGAATGATAAAGGCTGATACTAAGAGCGACTCTTCAATGGTAGTGCCAACAGATGTTGGCGATGGACAATCTCTTACTGTAGTAAATCAAGGCGATAATAATATTTACGTTAGAGACTCAAACGGAGAAACAATAGCCACCATCAGACCTGATGAGAGACTTGAACTCATCAAGGAAGATGGTGGCTGGGTTGATCCTAGAGGTAATATCCTAAGCCTTGAGTAATTAGAACTTCATATCAAAGACAGATTCATCAATCTTATTGTCAACGCCTTTGACATAAGAAGAGATTTCTGTCTCTTGAGGGGCCACTTGGATCTTTTTGCTGTCGTAGAAGCTGTCTAGCCAGCCAGCAAGGGGGTTACCCTTGACATTATAAATCTTTTTATAACCCATTGAAGTAAGTCTATTATCAGCAAGCCATTCAACGTAACGCTTTAAAGAATCAGCAGTGAGACCAATTAGACTACCCTTTGAGAAAAGATAATCAGCCCATTCCTTTTCGGACTCAACAGCCATTCTATAAGCTTCATAGATCTTATCTTCGTTCTTTTTTATAATGTCTTGGAAGCCTTCCTTTGGTTGGTCACGAAGAGCTTTTAGGATGTTTTGAGTGATAGCAACGTGAAGATTTTCGTCACGGGAGATAAGGTTAATGATCTTAGCGTTGCCCTCCATCTTCCCGCGATACCCAAAGTAGAAGGAGCAGGCAAAGGAAACATAGAAGGTTACACCCTCAGTAATCTGGGTTGCAAGAAGAGCCTCAAATATCTGCTGCTTTGGATCATCACTCTTTGTGTTAAGTAGGGCGTCATAACGGCTAGAGATAGCTTGAGCCCTCTTTACAATTTCCTTATCTTCCAAGATCGAATCAAAAAATTTGGTAGCGTCTGGATGAATGTTCTGTAGAATGTATGTGTAGCTGTTGCTATGGATAGTTTCAAAGAAAGACCAAACATTCATGCAGATCTCAAGCTCTGGGTTACTTACGTAATCCGAGAGCGAATTAATGCTGCGAGACAGCATTGAGTCTGTCATTGTTTGGAATCGCAAGTTACTATCAAACACGAACTTCTCTTCTGGAGAAAGGGTTTTGTAATCGGCGGCATCCTTTGTAAGATTCACCTCTTGTGGACGCCAGAAAAAATTAATCTGCTGGTCGTACAGTTCGTAAAACTTAGGATACTTGAGGCGATCATATCGCTGGATAGCCAAGTCTTCTCCGAGGAAAAGCGGCTGCTTGAGCGAATCTAGATTAACGGTGTTAAGAACAGTTTTCATTTTTATTAGATATAGTTTCTGGTATTGCGCTTTCGTCCACCTGAGTGATGTGGTCTATTTGTCCCTCCCCATGAGGCCCATTCTTTAGGAGAAGCTCCAGAATATTTATTTTTATTTTTCTTATTTTGCTTTTTAAACTTTTCTGCTTCTAAAGCCCATGTAGGAACATAAAGTTCAAAAAGTTTATTAATATAATCATTGTTGGCAGTAATAGCAGACTTATATCCTTTTTTTATAAGCCATTGGCGTTTTGTCGCTATGCTTATTTTTGATAGATTATTAAAGTTCATGTTTATAATGTGCAAGCTCCACCGGCACATCCTTCGGTTTCTTCTTGCGGTTCTGATTGTGGTTGTTGTACTTCTTTTTTGGTGTGCAGAACTGTCTGAGTGTCCCCATCAAACGTATTTGTGTAATAGAGATTCTTGATCCCGTACTTATAAGCAAGCAGAATATCCTTTACAAGCTCGGTCTGAGGAGGAATTTTGTTTGGATATCTGGTAGTATTGTAATAAAGATTCGTTGAGATGCTCATGTCAACGAATTTCTGAAGAGCGGCGACTACCTTGAGATACCCTTCGTTGGTGGGCATTTCAAATGCCAAAGTATAGTCATCCTTGTGCTTATCGATAGCGGGGACAACAACGGGCATTACGCCAGCCTTTGATCTCTTGAAGGAGATAAGAGAGCGTGGAGGCTCAATGCCGTTAGTCGATGATTGAATCACAGAGCTTGACTCTACGGGCATCAAAGCGGTCAGAGTGCTATGGCGCATTCCGTATTGCTTGATATCTTGACGAAGAGCCTCCCAATCACAATGAAGCTTTTCCTTCACAAATTCATCGACACTCTTGCAGTAGTTGTCAATAGGGAGGATACCCTTTGAATATTTAGTTAGATTAAATTTGGCGCAAGTGCCTTTTTCTTTTGCCAAACCAATGGAAGCCTTGATAAGATTATAGCTGACAAGCTCCATTATGGCGGCGGCCTTATTTGGCGCTTGCTTATCAAAATATTTAATCTTATTCTTGGCAAAGTAAGCAGCGAGGTTTGTTACGCCAACGCCAAGACTGCGGCGATTCTTTGCGAAGTTTGCTGCGGCAGGAACGAAATAATCTTGGTGATCAATAAGCTCGTCAAGCATTCTCACGATGACATCGCAGACTGATTCCATTTCGTTTTCTGAAACTTCTACTAGATTAACGGCAGAAAGAATGCAGACGCCGATTTCGCCATTTGGATCATTAACATCATTGATTGCCTTCAAGGGATGATTTACTTCAAGGCAAAGATTCGATGTATCGACTTGTTCTAGCCAAGCGCCATGAGAGTTTGCATGGTCTACATTCATCGCGTAAATACGCCCAGTCTCTACACGCTCCTTTGAGAAAAGGAACAGAAGCTCTCTGGCGTTTACAGTCTTTTTGAACTTGATCTTAGGATTGTTCTCTGCGGCTTCGTAAAGCTCCTTGAACTCTGGCATTCCGAAATTATTCCAAAGCTCAGGAACTTCGTGATATGAAAACAGAGTGACATTTTTGTTTGACATTGCGCGATCATAGAACAGGCGATCAAAACCAATGCAGTAATCCAGCTTGCGAACCCGATTGTCGTCTGTGCCAGCATTATTCTTTAGAACAAGAATGTCTTCGATATCATGATGGAACCAAGCTACGTTAACAGTTGCAGATCCGCCTCGGATTCCATTTTGATGGCAGCTTTTTACCGTAGACTCAAACATCTTCAAAAATGGTACTGGGCCGGTATGACTGACCATTCCTCCCTTTACTGGGCTATTGACGGCGCGAATACGGCTAGCATTAATGCCAATGCCATAGCGGCTTCCAGTAGCGAAGCCAATCGCGCTATTGTTTGCAAAGATTGAGCCAAGAGCATCATCTACAGTAAACAAGGCACAAGACGCATATGACTTCAGCGTTGTGCGGACGCCTGCCATGATTGGAGTTGGCAAATTGATTTTGTGCTGGCTGAAGTAGTTATAAGCCTTTTTAATATAATTGATTCTGTCGTTCTTATAGCTCTTGAAGAACGTCATAGCAATAAGCATATAAGCGAACTGCGGGGTTTCGTAGATTTTCTTTGTGGTTCTGTTCTGAACCAGATATTTCTCACAAAGCTGCTTAATACCAGCATAGGTGAAATTAAAATCATTGTTATGGCGCAGGAACTCATCGAGCTTGTGAAATTCGCGCTCGTCATACCAATTTAAAATATCTGGATCGTAAACCTTTAGCTTGATATTCTCCTTGACAAAATCAATGAGCTTTGGGGCGTTCTTGCCTCCCCAAACTTCCTTTCTAAGCTGAAAGTTAAGAAGTTTAGACGCAACGTATTGATACTGAGGCTTTTCCTCAGAGATTAATCCTGCGGCAGCTTCAATAAGGGTATTGTGAATATCCTTAGAAGAAATACCGTCAAAGAATGAAAGGTTAGCGTTCATCGCAACCTCCTCAAAAGAGGTATCTGGAATGTCTTCGCAAGCCCAAGCTAAGACTTTATTAATCTTATCAGCATCGAACTTTACGACTTCTCCGCTTCTCTTCTTAACAGACATTGTTTTTTTCATAAAAGTAAAATAAGGTAAAAGGCTTTACAGTTTTAGTAAAGCCTAAAAAGTAAAAAAATTGGGTTAGGAATTATTTGTAATTCTTTACAAAAGTAAGTGTATCCAATCTGAACCCATTATTTAAATAAAAAGCTTGCACTCTTGGATCTCCACCGTTGCAAATATAATTAGAAGATAGAAAATCTATATTTAATTCTTTGATTACGCTTTCAACGGCTTGAAGAACTTTTACCCCACCAAGTCTAGTTTTGTCAATACTGACCCAGAGAATTTCATTAAGACCCAATTTGCCGCAGGCCCAATCTTCTGTAACCATTCCAGCAAAAATAGATACCGGCTTTTTGTTATTCTCAAAGTGAACAAAAACAACTGCATTTTGTTTAAAAACTAAAACAAGCTGGATTAACTGATCTTTTAAATGTTTAATATCCCAGTCTCCAGCTACATGCTTTTGTTTAGCGCGAAGCTTTTCTACCAAGCCTCCATTTTCCATTTCGTCCAAGATCTTACGAAGCTCAGATCCGCTAGTAATTCTTCTGGTCATAAGTTTACTTTACAAACTTCAGTAGAGTACGAGCATCTTTTGCGGGAATATCAGTCCAAGACTTCCAATTTTTAGCCTCTTCGTTTCTGTAGGTTTCTGACTTCCAAAGCTCTCTAAGCCACTCCTTGAAGTCAGGCCATTCTGCTCCAGAGTGGCAATGGGAAGAATCAGCGAACTTCTTGGAAAGAATACCTTGAGGCGAAACATCCGCAGAGCCTTCGCTAGCAGCAGACATCTTGGCTCCATTTCCTTTGGCGATCTCATCTTCGCCAACGATATGAATGCTAAGGTAATTGCGAACCGTGCGAACAAAAGCTCGATTCGCGGCGATTGTCTCTAGAAATTTTTGACCAAATCCATCGGTATTTTCAAATGTAGCATTTGCCACATCCATTGAAGCGATCATATTGAATGCATTTGGATCAAACGATGTTTCAAAATTCTCGATCCAATCAACTTGGCAAGTTGCCACGACATAATCATTTTCAAGCTTTGGAAAGTTAAAGCTTACCCTATTGAATCCGCGAAGCTTTGCCACCTCTTTAATTCCAGCCAGCTTAATCAAAAGCTGGTCATCTCGGAGACCATCAGAAGTTTCTGGTACTGCCATATTTCTACGGGCAAACCAGTCTTTGTTTGGGTAAAGGTGGGCTGGATTGACCATTGCGCGCCAATCCACAGTCCCATCCTTTTTAAAAATATAATTAACGTTCTTGATTAAACCCTTCTCGTCACGGAGAGAGTGTGGCTTTTGCGCTGTTCCAGTTTGGTCGTTCATCTTTTAATATGTGAAAGTGTTCTGATTCTTCCCAGAAGTCAGGAGTGTCCACGACTTTCGAGAACTTGTCAAGCTTTGGTTGGTTATTTTTCCAACTTGCTTTGCTGGCAAAAATTTTTCCATTTGAAATTATAATTTTTTCTGATGAAAAAATCCACTGTTCGTCCAACTTATCTGAACCTTTCACGCTTTCTTTCGTAACGACCTCTTCTTTTTCCAGACCAAAGTCAAAGAATTTTTCCGCCAAGTTTCCCCAGTTAGCGTCATTTGGAGCGGTCAAAGTCAATTTAACCCCAAGATCTCTTACGGATTTAAGATAAATCAGATCAAATGATTCATCTACTATCAAAGTAATCCCAGAAATTTTTGATTTAATCGTATTTAAAATGCTCAAATCGATCATTTTTTTTGAAATGATATTCAAAAAAGCAACTGAAGCTAATTGTAAAAGCTTCTTTTCGTTAAAAAGATAGTCCAGTCTTACATTACAAACTTTTTCTTTGATGATGACTGGAATCGGGCCATCGTCAGGAATTATTTCAATAGTTGGATTATGAAATGATTTGCCAATGTGAACGGTCTGAATTTTATCAAGATCATTGGAAACATCTAATTGATCCAAGACTGCTTTGGCGATAGTCTCTGGATTGATTTTGTTAATTTTTTTATCACTTTCGTTTAGCGAAAATGAAGGTTTACCATACTTAACCCAGTCAACTTCTAAAAGCGAATGATCTTTTTTATCTCCCCAAATTGGACTACAGTTTTGAGCGTAGCAATAAGAGTAGAGGGCGACAATTTTTTTATTGCTAGCGCTAGCCAAATGAACAGAAAGACTATCTACACCAAGATAGATTGATGAATTTTTAATAATGTATGCTAACTGATTAATCGAGGTCTTTCCTCTTAAATCTAGATCTACCCCATAAACGGACTGGTCAGAAGGAATCCCAATATGTACTATTTTATATTCTGGGGCATACTCTTTTATAAAAGAAAATACCTTATGCCAATAGTCGTACTGCCGAGAATTGCCTTTGCCGCTGGTTTGAAATGCTACATATTTGTCCAGCGTTACTGGATAATAGTGTGGATTTATAAACGGTTTGTCAATTTTAACTCCACAAGACAAAGCGTATCTATCTAAAATATGCATATTAAGCTTTTGTATCGAATTGAATAATATCTTTGCCGTTATGTTGGTAATCAAAAATCTTTTGAGTTCCTATATGTGGAAGGAACGCAATATCAAAATAGCCCTCTCCACCAGCATGACCTTCCATAGTCAAAAGATTTTCCATAAATGGGCTGAATACAATCTTTTTATGAATGTAAGGATTGCAGTCTAGAATTTCAAAAAACTCCGGCTTTGTTGAAAAGTATATATTGTGATTTGGATAACTCTTCTTAATAGATGGAAGCAAGGAAGTGCAAAGAAAAACGTCTCCTGCGCTTTGTGGAATGGCAAATAAAATTCTTCTTCCTTTATCATCTTTATCCAGAAGGTCGGACAATTCAACCCGAATATTTTCTTGGTTTTCTTTTACTGCAACTTGCTTAAAATAATTTAAAACATTATCTCTAGATGTTCCGTTTTTAATTTGATTGACCCATCCTTTTACGACTCCATCTTCAGAATCGACAGATACCTTTAAAATATTTTTATAAAGATCTATAATCCAATCCGTATCATTACTACAATCAATGGGCTGATAATTGGGATCTCTTAGCTCAAACGAAGAAGAGTAATTCCATGAAACGGAAGAGGCTTCGTCTATAATTTTCTCTATTTGTCTGCCAATGACTTCGGCAGAAAGATTGTCTAAAACAAACTGCCTTCCCTTTTTACCGATTTCATCGCGCTTGGAAATTGGCATAAAAGCGACTCTTTCCAATTTGTCTGCGATGGATTCTGGCAGCGTAGTTGCTTTAATAAAGTTTGTACCAGGTTCATAATACGGCTTCCAAGAAAGGGGCATCCCGCCGCTTTCATCAGTGCAAAAATCTTCTCCACAAGAATAGTTGGTAACGAGAGTAATTAATTCGGTAAGTTTTGCTTCTGTTACTGGAATTTCCTGCCCACCACTAGTAAATGGGTGGCAGTAAACGTCCATCAAATTATAAACTTCGTTAAGCTGCTCTTCACTTACGCCGTTGTGGATATTTGTCGTCTCCACCGTATCTTTGCCATCACAAAGTCTGCATGCGATTTTTTGACCGCAAAAAGGTTTAATATCGTACTGTCTGCATTTCTTACAGAAGTAAGTGGTCAGGACATCAGAGTTCTCAAGTCCATTATCTTTAATTAGCCTTTGAATGTCCCAGCCTTCTGACCAGTGAGTATGTAAAAGAAGTTTTGGTTTGAGCTTTGGGTTTTTATCTTTAAAAATCTTAAAGCCCTGCATTAAATTTGGAACGCTTTTTCTTAGCTGATTTCTAAAAACAAAACCAATAATAAACTCATCAGTCAAGCCAAACTCTTTTCTTAGCAGTTTTCTTTGTTCGTCTTTGTGACGAAAGAAGCATGAGGTTTCTGTTGCTCCTCTTAATGTCTTTATAGAACCTTCTGGATATCCGAGTCTCTTGACCTCTTTTTCGACAAAAGCGCTCCAAGCATAATAATGTTTTACTTTGGGTATAATTTTAAGAGCGTCTGGATAGATTGGCAAAGAATCAAGAGTAGTCCAGATCATGCAGTTTTCATTCCACCATTTCTTTTCTACTAAAGGAGAAAGAGCCCAGATATCTTCTGTACCAATATAGAAATCTGGCTTTGCCTCTTTGATAAGTTCGTCAATTTCAATTACGCCATAACTAGCCATTCTGATCTTTGTTTGATCAGAGGCAAGAGCCTGTAGCTTTCCCTGCTCTGGAAGAGTTCCAAACGCCTGCCAAGGAAGCGTCTTTAGATCTTCTGCATTCTTAGTCTTTGAGTTGGCAAATTCAATGATATTATACTTGCCAGTTTTATAAAGATACCTGAGAACATTTTTAGCATTCTTACCGAATCCTGTAAACATTCGGCTGTGATTGCTATGGAAAACTACAGTCTTTTTCATTCAGAAAGGTCGAACGACTTACGGAGATAGTTCTCTAGGTACTGGGCAATAAGCTCACCTTCTCCAAGTTCAAAACCAATAAGAAATGATTGCTCACCTTTCTTAATAGAAAAAGAAAGCGCAGCGTCGCCATTCTTCTTTTGATAAGGCCCAAACATAATAGATGTAGTGGAGCCTTGAAAAGCGTGAACAGTCGAAAACTTCGATCCAAGACGAACTGCTCGGATAATAGAAGCTGCCTCAGCTTCGTTAAATTTTAGAGAAGCCGTCTTCTCTGGGTTCTTTGCGTTCTCGCTAAAAGAACCTTTCTTTGTCTGATCGTTCCAGCCAGCTTGCTTGATAAAGCTGACATAGAGATCTATACCCTTTTCTTCCTTCTTGTCTACCGTATTAAAAGATACGGCTGTACCTGTATTCGATCTATTTGGTTTATAAAAATTAAGGCGCATAAATCATCGTTTTAGGATGATAAATGCGCCCTTTGTCTTTTAAACTATTTATTACTCTATAATTACTCTAGAAACATCCTCTTCTTTCCACTCTGTTTTCTCGTCCATTGAGCCTTCTGACTTCTTCTTCTTTCTTTTGTATTGAGAATAACAAATTGCGGCTCTTTGCTTTTGATTTGGATACTCTTTGTTCATTGTCTCTGAGCCCATGCAAGAGGCAATGAAATCATCCTCTTCTTGATTCTTTTTTGGTGTTGGTAGTGGCATATAATACATTTACACTAAAATAAACTGCAATCAACGCACAATAAGCTGCATGCCTTCGCTAGATACAACCCCAGCAGAATTGGATACGGTAACGGTATATATTCCAGCGTCTGAGAGCTTCAGTCTTTCTAGCTTTAAAGTTGGGCCTATTGCGTTCCGTATAATAGTTTGGTTCTTTCGCCAAATAAATGTAAACGGTCCCGTAGCCTGCGAATCAACTCTGGCTCTAAGCGTAATATCTTGATTCAGATAAGCATCGACTTCTAAACTATATAAATCACCAGAGGCAAGCCATACATTCTTGCCTAAATGCAATAACTGCCATTGAGATCCGTAGCCTGCTACAGTAAATGAATTATCTGGGCTGATTAAAGTTGCGCCTCTTATGGCAGATATTTTTATTGTTTTGTCAGTGAGCGCAGAAAAATAAATTTTATCACCGATTCTAAATTGGATTCTTCCGGTCGGAGGAGCTATGTATACAGTAATATCTTTAGACTTCACATCAGTAAACGTGATCATGACATCTTCATCGGCAACCGAAATTGTATGATCAGTTTGCTTGTAAACAATTTTATCTTGAGCTAAAACTGATAGTGAGAAAGCCACCCAAAAAAATAAATAAGATAAAAACTTCATAAATTTTGTGCGGTACTATGTATTTACACAAAAATAAAACCCACAGTTTCCTGTGGGTTGAAGTCTTTATCCTACAAGGAGTTAGCGCTTTGTAGTATAAGTGCGACCCTTGAACGAAACAGAGGTAATGCTCGACTTTGCGATTCGTCGAACCTCGCCAGCATTACGATCCTCTACAACAATAGTTGCGATTGATTCGCCAATGTAGCGGGCATTAATAGTTTCATTCTTGGTTTCAAGACCAAAGTAGCGACCAGCGCTATTTCGGATTACGTTGAGTGCAGTGTTATTTGTTTTTGCCATAAGTTTCCTTATTTCCAAAGATAATATAAATGACGTATCTTTTTGTCAATAGTTTTTGAAACAAAAAGCTTTGGAGCGAGCTTTTCATAATAAAAGCTAGATCTATTGATCCAATCTTTAAGTTTGATTGGATTGCTTGTTCCGAAAGTCATATATTCTGAAACAATCTTACTATTAAAATACGCAAAATTAAATATATACGAAGCATCTACATAATCTCTGTAATCTGACCTATATAACCCATGCTGTTTTAAGAAGCTATCAAAAGTTTCTTCGGAGACATTTAAATTATCTTTAGCCAACAAAAGATCTAAATAAATATTAGCATTTCCTCCGTATTCAAAATTGATTAATTTAAATTGTTTCTTAGACAAAATTAAGTTATCTAAGGATATATCAAAATGGCAAAGACCAAGAAGCTCAGGATTGAATTGGTATGTCTGTTTAAATAATAGGCGTAATGTAGAAAATAACTCAACTACAGGGAATGTATTATAAATAGATAGAGACTCTAATGGAAGAAATGAATTAAATATACCTACAGTCTCGTCATCGTTTTTAATCTTTGTGCCATGAGTTTTTTTCAGTAAATCAGAAAAAGCCTTTTGCAGATTAAGGCTTGGGTGAAGTGGATAGTTTGATATGTCCCTAGCTAAAATGCCAATTGGAACTTCATAGCAAAAATACTTAAACTCTTCATCAAAAGAATAATCTATTATTTTAGGATGAAAGTCAAAATCACCGGAACAAAGCTCTTTCCAAAAGTTAGGAACTTCTGGAGAAAGGTTTATTTTTAAATAGTAAGGAAGCTTTTCAATCATAAGCAAATAAGTATCCGACATTATTTCGCTCTCAAGCTTTTGCTTGGAGGATACGTCTTTAGAGGTCTTTTCTTTTATTCTGCGACATACATGAGCAAGCATTTCATCTTCAATTGGAAGAATTGAGTTATTTTTTATCGCATGTTGCAAGAAGTTTTTTTGTTTTTCCATCTACTTGTATTTCCCCGTTTTTAACGGAGACTTTAATTTGATTATACTTGGCAGTGGATAAAACATCAACTATTTTAGTCTTCAGTTCGTTCTCTATAAAAAATACTACTTTTCTAGCGCCAGAATTAGAGTCTTTGGTCTTATCTATAACATAATCAATAATTTCTGAAGAGAAGGAAATGGTTGTTCCATTGTTCGCCAAAGATGTCTTGATAAAGTCCAATTCTGTTTCGATAACTTTAATCAAGCTTTCTGTGGAAAGCTCTTGAAAAATAACAATTTCATTTAGCCTAGCTAAAAATTCTGGCCTAAAGAATTTCTTTAGGCTATCCATGATGCTATCCTTGGTTGGCTTTGGATTCGATATTGCTCCAAAACCCATTCTTTTATTGTCGTTAATCTGAAAACCAACATTCCCAGTCATGATGACAATAGAGTTTTTAAAATTCAGCTTATTGCCTACTGAATCAGTAAGCTCTCCACGATCCATAATTTGAAGCAGAATATTGACTACATCTGGGTGCGCCTTTTCTATTTCGTCGAACAGGAACACGGTAGATGGGTGCTTTTGTAGCTGTGTAAAAAATATACTAGGCTCTTTGTGCCCGACATAACCTGGAGGCGCTCCGATCAATTTAGAGACTGCATGGCTTTCCATAAACTCTGACATATCAACAATACAGAGATTAGAGTCTGAGCCAAACGCTTCTTTTGCCAGCATCTTAGCTAAGTGTGTTTTGCCAGAACCCGTTGGCCCGATAAACATAAAGTTTCCAAGCGGACGAGAATTTTTAGCTAGACCAAAAGAACTACGCAGGATGCAGTCTGATATCTTTTTTACTACATCATCTTGACCAAAGACATGCTTTTTGAGATTGGAGTAAATATTCTTGATGCCAGAGTTCTCGGACTCCATATCAACAACCTTGCCAATCTTATCAGACAGCGCTTGGTAAACGTCTTTTGTTCTGGCCTTTTCTTTTTTATTCTTTATTACCTCTGCCCAAGCATCGTATTTCTTTTGATAGTCTTCAATGATGTCATCGAGATGCTCTTCCTTGATATCGTCTGGAGCAATCTTCTCAAACTCCAAGATTAACTTTTCCATGTTTTTAATCTCTTGAGGGCGGGCAAAAGCTTTAATTTTAACTTTCGCGCCAACCTGATCCATTAGATCAATAGCCTTATCTGGAAAATATTTGCTTGTGATATATTTGTCGCATACATTAACGATATCTACAAGAACGCTATCTGGATAAAGAATCATGTGGAATGATTCATAGTAACCCTTTAAGTTCTTAAGGATATCAAGAGTCTGCTCTTTATTAGGTTCTTTGATAAATACGGGCTCAAAGCGACGATTCATAGCAGCATCTTTAGCAAAATAAGCCTCGTATTCTTTTTCAGTAGTAGCGCCAATAAAAGACATGTCTTCGGAAGTAAGATAAGACTTTAAGATATTGGCACCATCCATTGAACCAGCATCGTTGCCAAGACCTATCAAGTTATGCACCTCATCGATAAACACAATAACATTACCAATCTTTTTTATCTGTTCCATTACTTTAGTCAAACGCTCTTCAAATTCTCCTCTAAGCTTTGTTCCAGCAATAAGAGCGCTTAGATTAACGCTGATAATCTTCTTATTAAGAAGAAACTCTGTGCATTGGCAGCTAATAATCTTTTTAGCGATGAGTCCAACAACAGCGCTCTTGCCGACACCTGGATGTCCAATAAGGATTGGATTTCTCTTCTGTTTGCGGCAAAGAACTTCTGAAAGTTGAGCTACTTCTTTTTCTCTAAAAGAGATATGGTCAAACTCTCCAGCTAAAGCCTTTTCGTTAAAGTCTTCACAGAACTCCGACAGCGAATCCTGCGATTTGGATTGTTGTGATTCGATAGGCTTTTTTACTGGATTAGATAAATGCTTACATTCTTTTTCTACTTTATCGGCAAAGAAAGCAATATCAAGGCCATGCTTCTTAAAGAACTTGGCAACGCTAGGCGAATGCCTAAGAATCGAAAGGAATAAATGCTCTACTCCAGTATAATTTTGCTTAAAGCTTTGAGAAATTTTATATGAATTATCAACGATTAATTTTGCAGAGGAGCTAAAGTTAACGTTTTTCTCGCTGACTTTCTTTTTGCCAGTAGGTAAAGTCTTGGAAAGAGCAAGAACTACATCTTTTATTTCAATCTTAACGCTTTGAAATGCAAGGTTTACTATCATTGACTCCGAGAAAAGGATGGCATGCAATAAAAATTCATCCGTAATTTCATGCCAGTTGTTCTCCAAGCATCTTTGCTTGGCAACGTCCAATGCTCTCTTAACTCTAGGAGTAAAGTTAATATCTTGCACTTTATTCATTTTACACTTAAGATTCTACTTGTGACATCCTTGTGTAAATCTTTTCGCTTAGGATTGTCAAGCCATTTAAGAAAATAGAATCCTCTGCTTTTGATCCATAAACAATTACGATGTCATCCTCTTTTGGAGTCTTGCCACCGCCTTCATAATACATTGTAAACTTGTCGTCTCTACCTCCGTCTGTAAGTCGGCAAACCATTTCGCCATATTCATCTGATATTTTAACAAATAAATAAGGGCGACCGGCACGGCTGACTTTCTTTCGAGCTTCTTTGACTACGCCAACCATTTTAACATTCTGACGAATGTCTACTTGAGAAGCTTCGTATGTTGTGGAAAGCCGATCAGAATCATCTTCTGAGAACACCTCCTTGAGCTTATGGGTATAGCTGTATCCAAGAAGCTGACGTTCAAAAAACCAGTTAGCAAACTTTTCATACTGCTTATTCATATCGTAGATTTTTTTATACGACTGATACTTGTTTTTGAAAGTCTCATAACGAGAATCTTTCATAAAGATCTTCCCATCGTCTCCAACGGTTTTACTTTTTACTGTTTCGGCTATCGTATTAAGAACGTCAAAGTTATACTTTGGAGCCAAAAGCTTTACGTTTCTTTTTTCTCTATCGGTAAGAATATTGTATGTCTGAGCCTCAAGGACGAGCCTGCATCGTCTTTCGCTGAAGCTCGAAAGCGTTCCAGCTTGAATCAAAGATGATAGGACACCGATATTTACCCCCGCCTCTTTGGCTGCATCGAAGCAGTCAATCTTATTTGAAAACTCAACATCTCTGAACTCAAGCAGATTGCAAAGGACTTTGTCTGATACTCCTTTGATTGCATTAAGTCCAAATCGGATATCATTTCCTTGGATTTCAAAATCAGCCTTGGACTTAGATAAGTCAGGAGGAAGAAGGCGAATGTCAAAAAAACTAAGCTCTTGAGAAATCGACTCGATCTCTTCGTGCGGATTTGGTTCGTGTCTAGATGATCTAAGCAGAGCCAAAAAGAACTCTTTAGGGTGATTGAATTTAAGGTAAGTAGTTAATGCGCTTAGAGTTGCATAACTAAATGCATGAGAAGCATTAAAAGAATAGTTCGCACTATCTTCAGCAACTTTCCAAAGAACGTCAGCGATAGCTGGATCAAGATTATTTTGCGCGATCTTTTCTCTGATCTTCTGCTGCCAAGCTGGCATTTCACTAACTTTCTTTTTGCCGATAATGCGACGAACTGTTTCAGCTTCGTCTAGCGTAAATCCCACCTTAACAATCATCTTCATCAACTGCTCTTGGAAGATCGGGATTCCCCCAGTCACACTAAGGATATCGTCAAAGAAAGGATGAACTGATTGGAATTCTCCTGTTCTAACATAGGTGGCATATTGATCCAAGAAGTCCAACGCACCGGGTCGCGCAAGTGAAAGCACGCAAGCAAGCTCAAGCATATTGCGCGGCTTCACCTTTTTGCAAACATGAAAGTTGGTATTGGCTTCGATCTGAAACAGTCCCTTTGGATTAGACAAGTCTTGAAGGAACTTGTAGGTAGAAGAGTTGTCGAAGTCTAGATTCTTAAAGTCCAAGCCAAGACGCTGACAGGTATCGAAAACTACTGTAAGTGTTCTCAGTCCAAGAATATCAAACTTAACAGTAATTTCGGAGACATTATTCATATCGTAAGCCGATACGATTTCTCCATCACCAGTCTTTTGTAGCGGCATAATCTCTTCGTTGTCATAATAAGAGATGGAGATACCTGATGGGTGAACTCCTGTATTTTTATTTAGAGCCTCAATCTTTTTTGCAATTTTAAATACCTTTGGATTCTTGTCGCAGAAAGCCTTGAACTGCTCACTTTCATCATAAGCGTCTTTCAGCGCGAAGACTTTACCGAATTGTTTTGGGATAACGTCGCTTACCGCATTGACTTCATCCTCTGTCATTTCGGAAACAATCTTGCCGCATTCTTTAATACAGAGTTTGCCAGTTAAAGTATTCATAGTAAGAATCTTACAAGTCTTACCTTGATACTTTGTTTTAATATAATTAATAACTTCCTGACGTTTTGAGAACTCAATATCATTGTCAACGTCAGGCATCAAAGAGCCGTCGAGGTAGGTGATTCCCTCGACGACAATTTTTTTAGCACGACTCTTCGAAACGAATCGCTCAAAGAAGAGCCCGTTCTTGATTGGATCTACATTAGTAACACCAATCAAAAAAAGAACCAGAGAGCCAGCCGCAGACCCACGACCATAACCAGTAGGAATATTGTGCTCATGAGCATAATTAAGAATGTCCCAATTAAGCAGAACATAATCGACGAAACCAAGCTCTTCAAAGATTGCCAGTTCATATTTAGCTCTTTCATAATAATCTTTTTTATTTTGTAGTTTATCTATGCCTTTTGTTTTGACAGCCTTTAGGCAAAGCTGACGTAGAAATTCGAAATTTGAAACGATTGGATCGATGCCCAGAGATGCATAATATCTCTGGTCAATCTTAATTTCTGGCAAGCGAACACCGGGAGGTACAGGGTTCTTGTACTTTTCGAACGAAGTTTGGAATGTTTTCATAGCTCTACTCCCATGATCAGCTTACGGAAAATCTTATAATTCATCGTGATGTCATATAACGCATTGTGCAGTTTCGATGGATCGTGATCAATCCCAAAATGCTTTAGAAGAAAAGCTTGGTTGGTTTTTAGTCCCTTTTCTCTAAAATGCATTAGCTTCATTTGCCAAGAAAGTCTATCTCCAGATAGCTTGATGTCCTTGAACATTGCGGTGGCAAGTGCCCTAGTGTCAATCATTCTTGGCAAAAAGCTCCAGTTGTTCTGGATACCAATCGTTCTCATCATGGTATTCAAAATATAAATATCGTAATTCAAAATGTTCTGTCCAACGAGAATATAGTTTTCATTGTACAAATAATTAGCAAAAGTTTTCCAGACTTCGATAGGAGGCTTTGCTTTGCTGCGATAAGTGTCGTAATTGAAGCCAGTGATTCTGGCTGCATCCGCAGAAACGTTCAAGTCTGGATATAGAACGAATTCATCGTACTGCTCTAGAATCTCTTCGCCTTTGCAGACGATCCAAGAAAGCTGCCAAGGACGAGAGTCTGTCAAAGACAGCCCTTCTGTCTCTGTGTCAAAAACAACGAACTTCTGATTTAGATTTTGTCTTAAAAGACTATTCATGAAGACTCCTTCCAAGATTGAAAACAGAATTCTTTACTACCACAGTCGCTTAGATCTGGTGCCGATAAAGTGCGGCTTCTTCCCATTGTTCCACTGCAAGCTATCTTATAAGTAATCCATGCCTCGTAATCTTCTCTATTTTTATAATAGATTGACTTGACAGGCATGATCTCCTTTCCCTTTGATTCGATTATCTTCGAAATAATCTGGTCAAAAGGAAGTTTATTATTTTCCGTGAAGTAAGCGTGATCGAGGTTATCCAGAAAAAATGGAGTGCAATTATTAAAATAATGATAATTATTCCAAACATAAGAATCGTAAAATGGGACGCAAACAAAGATGTTTGGATTCAATCTAGATGTTAGATCGTCGTTAGAGATTAAGCCGTCATTTTTTGTATGAGCAAAGGTGTAAATTTTATTGATATCTTTGAACCCTTGATCATTTAAGGCAAACAATACAAGCTTGCTTTTTGAAGATTCAATCGACTGGTAATCATTACAGATACTGATTCTAAGCCCAAACCTTAGTGACAGATCATACTTTTGACAGATTTTAAATGCTGTCAAAAATCCTGTAAGAGAATCCTCTACAAGATAAAGCTCCTTTAGCCCGTTGTCTAAAGCTAAGGATAGGATGCTGTCTGGCCCATCTTTCTTTTGCTTTTCTGGTTCTGCCAGAGTCAAGATGCTTTTCCCGATAGAAAAGTGGGACTTGAATAGTGGAATCATACCACTATCCTACCAAGGATGGCTAGGATGTCAAGTGCTTTGGACACCCAAGATACGTTTCTTTGGTAACTTTTTGTTCAGCCTTTGCTAACTTAAAGGCTTCGTCCTTATCATCTTCAAGAAACGTTTTGATAATCTTATTATCCTTGTCTCTAAGAGCGTAGTAATTAAAACCAAATTTAAAAGGGCAATGCCACATTGGGTTGCCGTCCTTCTTTAGCTGGCCCTTGTATTTCGCAAAGCCGCATGAGAGCTTTCCAGTAAAGGAGCCATCTGAGGGCATAGGCTTATCCGCAGCAAAATTTGAATAAGCATCTGCCTCGCTAAAGTTATCAACCACCTTTTGTACTTCTGTAAGATGGTTCTCAAAATCAGTAAGATCTTTTTTAGACAACGGGTCCATTCTCAGAAGGCCGCTTCCCTTGCCTTTATCCTTAAGAGAAAACTTTAAAAACAAGAATTCCATCGACACGTTGTGCTCTGGATCGAGTTTTTTTGTAGCAAGGGTATACATCAGATGCTGCAAGTTATCCTCTGCGTCCTTGCCCGCAAATACCGCCTTACTCGTTTTGTAATCACGGACAACAGAAGTAAAGTCTTCGTAAATAAACTGCCTATCGATAAAACCTTTGATTCTATAATTCTTTTTGCCCTTATTTACGGTGATGTCAAAATCTCTTTCTCCGATATCTTTAACAGGTTTTAGTTTAGAATCGCCCCAGAAGTCGTACTCTAATGCGGTCAGGGTCATCTGCTTGATCATCTCAATATTATCAGGATCTGATACGCGATGATCTCTAGCGTGTCTGAGCATCAACTTACGAACCGAAGGAATAACAAATACGTCTTTTTCTTTTAGAATAGTTTGGACGTAATGCTTTCTTTTTGCTTTTGCTAAAACGTCCAAAGTAAAGTGAACGACGTTGCCTCTATTAGCACCATCGTTACTCTTCTCTGGGAGCTTTAACACATAGCTGCACCAATAAGACCAGCTACATTTTTCTAGGGTCTTTATTCTGCTAGCAGAGAGGGCGGTATGTTTATTCTCAGACAAAATCTTCTGTAAGTTTAGAAGCTCTTTCGATAAGGGTATCTGAGAACTTATTTTCTACTGCGATTTTATGAATGCTTTCTGACTGTAGCTTGGCGTTCACACGCTTGTCAACCCACTGTGAGAAAAGACCAGATTCGCCTTCTGACTCGCAAGCATGCATGTCAAAAAAGTCATTTTTAATAGGGAGCCTAATCTCAAGTTTAACTGGATCAAAGATCGAGCATAGCTGAAGATAGCTTTTGCAGGCAGAAACTAGCCCGTGATTAATATCGCCTTCATGGTCATTATTTGAAGCGATAATGATTTTATCTGGATCAAGAGCAACTAGAGCAGAGCATATCTTAGATGAGATTCCAAGACCAAAGGTAACAATCGTGTTTTTGAAACCTCTTTCAAAGAGGGCCATGCTGTCACCAACGCTTTCTACAATAATAACGCTCTTTTCCTTTTCGATTCCTTCTCTGATCTCTTCACGCCCGTTTCTCTTGATGTAGAGAGGGTAGACCCAATCAGCACGTTTACCGATATGCTTCCATTTTGGATACTCTGAACTTTTATCCCAGAAGACTGCTCTTCCAGAAAAGCCGTGAATCTGCCCAAACTGATTATAGATCGGAAAAACTATACGGCGAAAAAGCTGTCCAGAGGTTGCATATCCGCACTTATAAAAATTTAACGTATCGTCGCTGATATACTTTTTCTGATAAAAAGAAAGCTCTGGCAAAAGATTGTTGAGTATGTCCTCTGGGTATATCTTTTCCATTTCGATCTTTTCCTTTATCTCGACATGAATAATATTCTGTGGATCAAATTTTACATATTTATTTACAATATGCGAGTCCTTGGTATCTAAAGTCAATTCGACGAGCCTTTGAAACGGATAGCTTTTTGAGCTTGTCTCGGCAAAGTCTGTCCATACTCCGCTATTTTTATAGATCTTTAAAGCCGTGGAGTTATCTCCACCGCGATAAATAGCTCTAGTTCTCCAATAGTTGCCATAATCTTTCAATTGATATCCCAAGGATTCAAGAGAAGATTTAAGAACAGTTGGGTCAATTGTTGAAGTCTGGGACATCATCCTGCTCATTTGCACGCTCCAGTGTTGTTCCTCCAGTATCCGCTTGATTTACAATATCTCTTAGGTCGCCTCGCTCCTTAATGTCGAAATTCTCAAATTGAAGATTAATGAAGTTCTTCTTCAAGGTTCCGTCTTGCATTCTGACAAGTTCGACAGCCCCCGCCACATCTGATCCAAGGAAGCGGTTCTTGACGAAGATTAGCTTGTGAGAACCAAACATAGCGCCTTCTTCCTGTCTCTCATCCGCAGTCTTAGGCCGTAGAATAGCCATATGCGAGCAATAATGCGTAATTCTATCCGACATTGAGACGATGCCCTCATCGTCATTGATCGCGTCAGAATTTCGGTTTGTAGTGATGCCGCTTCTATTGGACTGAATAGAGGTGAACATTGTGATCATTGGCTTTTGATCTTGGGTGATATCACGCTGAAGGGTTTTTTTAAACCTATTAAGCATATCGCCAATGACTTGCCATTCTGGCTTTCCGCCTTCCGCATCTGCGGAGGGTTTGATATAATCAAAACTAAAGATCAAGGGGTTGCCTCGGCCAATCTTTGAATAGTAAAAACGCTTAAGATTATTGATCATTTGATCGGTGGTCATCCCACCGACGTTATAATAATAGAACTTAAGATTCTTGATCTTATTCCAAGTCGAGCGGACCTTCTCAACTACATCTTCTCCAGCCTTGCGCCAAAGTCCAGTTTCAAGCAAGTGCATTGGAACATGACTAAGGGCGGCGCATTGACGCATAATAACCTCCTCCTTGCTCATTTCGCCATTGTCGAAATGCAAGACAGGAACATCGTATTGAGCCGAGACTTTTGTAGTGTAGTTTAGGGCAAGCAATGTTTTGCCTACGCCAGACCTAGCGACAATAACGGTAATATTGCCTGGTCGTAATAGAGAGCCATAGACCTTATTGACGGTTGCAAACGGACCCATGAATCCAAACTCAGTGATTGGATTGTTTCCGCGCTCCTCAACGACATTCTCCATCTCCTCAAAGATGTTGACAGGTTTTTCTTCATTGTTTTCGTAAATATTAATTATTTTATTAAAAGCTCCATCAGCTTCTTCAATAATCTTTTGATAAGAAGAGTCAGGAGCGATCTTCTTCATCTTGTCCGCAACATCCAAGGCTGACCTGTGGATTGTGCGGCGAATAGAGTATTTTTTAATCTCTTTCGCCGCAGAAACTGCGGTGGATTTGTTGGTCTTTCTGATCGCCAAAGACCTAAGATAATCAAAGATATCAATGTTATCCTTAAAGGAAATTCCAATTTCTTTAATTCTTTGAGCTATGATGATCTCATCTACCTTTTCATTAGACTCTATGCATTTCCTAATGATGTGGTAGATGGTCTTGTGAACCACCGTATCATCAGAATGGAAATCCACCTCCGAAACGAAGTCGCAGATTTCAGCATAGGCGTCTGGATGCTGGATAAGACCAGCCAAGAACTGCCGTTCTACTTCTAGTGAGTAAAGCATTATTCTTCCCCGCTTGTGTCGAGCTTGTCTTCTTCTTGGTCAAGCCACTTGTCAAGGGCTTTTTGCATTCCAAGAGATGTGACAATTGAATCGTAGCGTGAATAAATTTGAGGAACGCCTTTTGGAGAAAGGACACAAAGGATAACGCCCTTGTGGCTTTCAGCGTTTCCAGAAAGCTCGTAGATTTGTTCTACGAGTTCTGTAGGAAAAAGAAAGTCTTTCTCCTCTTGTGGTTGCTCTCTATTAGATTTTTTCATCAGAGTATGATGCCTTGCTTTTCGAACGTTTCTTTACAGATGAGATCAGTCTCATATATCTCTACCAGAGTAATGCCGTTTGTCAAGCAAAACTCCAGCTTTAAGTCGTCCCTTTTTAGCTGAGAAAGCCAATTCCTGCGGTCATTGGAGTGGAAGTAAGGATTGTAGGTCTGGTGCTGCCTGCCTTGAACTTCTACGGCAATCTTTTTATTTGCATTATAAATGTCTAATGACAGCCTCGTACCAACGATCCTAAGCTCTTCAAACACAATGTCACGATTCCAATAAGGATACAGGAATTGTTTTACAGTTCTCTGTATATTGCTCTTGGATTTAGCCTCCCAGTTTATTGCATAGTTTTTTGCGTTTCTGAGAAAACGTTCTTTACCGTTAAGCGTTTTGAATTTCATCTTTGCCAACGATCATATCCACAAAGTATTTGTGAAGAGTTTTTGTGAGCTTTTCGTCGCTTTCGATGAATTGAAAAAGAGAGTTTTCTCCTTGAAACTTCTCTGGAAGTTCAGTTGCACAACCTTTGGCAAGCTCTCTGAGTTCATCAGATGTATAATACCAAGCACCAGAACGAGAGACAAGCTCCCAAGTCATTAGCATATCAACGATCTCCTTTTCAAGCCAAACGGATCGACCATCTTTTCTCCCGTATTTGATAGGATAAGAAACACGATTCTTGCTCTTTTCGTTTGGACTCTTTTTGATATAAATCTTGCAGTAGTGACCAATGATTGGATTTTTAACTGCGTCTGCTTTTTTAATTGCAGGATCTTTTAGAATGATGTCTCCTTCAAATCGAGGCTCAAACTCAAAGATAAAGTTAGCGAAGTGCAGCAGGGCGTTACCGCCAGTTGCAGAAGTTTGACGAATTGGCGCAGAGCTATAGGGGTCAAGCTTGATATCGCTTCTTACTTGAGAGATAAATATTGCCATATGACCCCTCTTTGTAAGGGCAATAGAGATCTTTTTCATAAGATTGGCGGCAATGACTGCTCCACCAGCAACCTTAGTTGATTCCTCAAAAGTCTTATCTAGATCGTTTTTGGCGATAAGCCCATCTACAGAATCAATAATAAACATGTACTTGTTCTTTTCCTCGTTGTACATGATCAGCTTTCGCATCGCATCTACTACAGTCTCATAGATATTAGACTCAAAAACGAAGCAAGTTCCAGCCTCCCATTCATCAGCGTCAAACACGAACTTTACACCAGAGCGGGTTCTCATCTCGTCTGACAGTCGCCCTTCGGCTTTAATATAAAAGCCTTTTGAATTTGGCACTGTATTGAGGAAGTTCTTCATTACCTCTAGAGAGGCAGATGTCTTACCGCCTTCAGTAAAACCTACGAATCTATGCAAACCCGGTCCGAGACCGCCGCCAGTTTGCATGTCCATATTCAAAGAGCCCGTGGAAACTCGATAGTTTACAGCCTCTTCAAAATTATAATGATCTTCCTTCTTTTCCTTTAGAAAGGAGCCAAGAACACTCTTGGATGATACGGCATCTTGCTTTTCTTCTTCTTTTGGTTTGCGGCTCATGTTAAAAATTCTTTGATTGTTTTCTTACGGGATACTTTTGAGTCCTTGCCAATCTTTTCATCGTTGGCTAAGTCTTCTTTATGAAGGCGATTATAGTAATACTCCTTGAACTCGATTTCAAGCAGTTTAAGCTTCCAAGGGGCGAAATAAAACGCAACCGTTGGAACCTTTGATTCGACTTTTAACTGATTTAAAAAGTCAATACCAAAACGCTTTTCCAGCTTCTTGAGCAAGACCATCTCCTTTTGCCAAAAGGCTTTTGGAGCCTGATCTGGAACATCCACTA